GTAAAACAGAATTCAATTTGTTTTATTTCGAAGCATTGGATGATGGTGAATATTCCAACAACAAAGTTAAAGTTTCTATCGCAAATTTGAGAGGAAGCACAGATCCAGCACAGCCATATGGAACCTTTGAGGTTTTGGTTCGTGCTTGGGACGACACCGATCAAGATCCGCAGATTCTTGAAAGATTCCCTGGATGTAATCTCGATCCAAGATCTCCGAACTATGTTGGCAAAAAAGTCGGCGATAGAAAAATGAAATATATTTTCGATGCTGATTCAGAGGATGAGCGTCGTATAGCAGACGAAGGCCGCTATAACAACAATTCCAGATTGGTAAGAATTGTTATGGACGACTCTGTCGAAAAGAGACTCGTCCCAGCAAAGGCTCTTCCGTTTGGTTTTAGAGGAATTCCTGTTCTTAAAACAAATGACAGCTTGACAGATGGAAATCCTGGCGGCGTTGTGAGACTTGGCGGTTCTGGTTCGTTGAACAACTCTTTGACCGGCTCCATCGTTCCTCCATTGCCATTTAGATTCAAGCTTACAAGAGGAGACGTTTCAACCTCTGGTTTTGCTGGAAATCCTGGTGTTTCAGAGCAAGTCGATGGAAGATTGTACTGGGGCGCAAAGCTTGAAAGAAACAAAGCTCCTTTGAATAGCAATACAACAAAGGAGAAAAACTACTTAGCGGCAGATTATTCCAAAATACAAGGTTTGCTTGGATTGGATGTTCTTGTTTCTGGTTCGTCCGTAGATACATTCAACGAGAATAAATTTACATTGTCTCGCGTGGCATTTAGCAATACTGCTGTTTCACAGTTGACAGGAACAGCGGAAGCTCACATCTTGGAAGCAGCTTATTTGAGAAATGCCGAGCCTGACGGAACAGAATATAAGGTTTCTGATGGTGTTATTTCTGGAAGAATAACCCTTGGAACCTTGGTAAATCTCACATCTTCTGTTGATTTCAATAGATTCCAAACATATAACAAATTTACAACCATTATGTATGGTGGTTTTGATGGTGTTAATATTTTGGATAAGAATGATGCTAGAATGAATGACAGAGGTTCTTCAAGCGACACCAATGGTTCTGCGGCTTCTGGTCGTTTGTCTCCGGGTTTGAATTGTAACCCGGCAGGTGCTGGAAAGTTCAATAACGCTGTTTTCAGCTACAGAACTGCTGCCAAGATTATGACGGATCCATTCACTCTTTCCTCTAATGGATTGACAGTGCCATCCATTCATTTGTTGGCAATCCCTGGCATCAGAGATTCTTTCATCACAGATTATGTTGCCGATCGCACAAGAACATATGGTTTGGCGATGTATGTAATGGATATTCCATCATACAACAATGACGGAACAAGATTGTTTGACGACGATGGTTTGAGACCGGCAGTCAGAAAGACAGCTGAATTGTTTGATAGTCGCGCAATCGATAACAACTATGCTGCGGCATATTTCCCTGATGTTGTCATCGAAGACACATTGAATAACACCAGAACAAAGTTGCCTGCTTCTGTGGCCGCTATGGCCGCCTTGGCATTTTCGGATCGCGTGTCGTTCCCTTGGTTCGCACCGGCTGGTTTCAATCGCGGCGCGCTTGATTTCGTCACAAACATTTCTGTTCGTTTGACAACTGCGGACAGAGACACTCTTTATGACGCGAGAATTAATCCAATAGCAAACTTCCCAAATGAGGGTTTTGTAATATTTGGACAAAAAACACTTCAGCAAGCAAATACAGCTTTGAACAGAGTCAATGTTCGTCGTTTGTTGATTGAAGTTAAGAGAATAGTTAGCAACATTGCGAAAAACATTGTTTTCGAAAACATTACACCTGCTTTGAGGGCTAGATTTGTAAGCCAAGTTGCTCCACAGCTTGGTCTTATCCAGACACAATCTGGAATCGAAAAGTTCGATGTAATAATGGATGGACGTAACAACAGCAAAGAAGACGCTGAACAAAATAAACTAAATGGAACAATCGTTATCGTTCCGGCTAGAGCGGTAGAAAACATCGTTCTTGACTTTATTGTTACAAACTCCGGTGTAAGTTTTGAAGAATAATTTATTTTATAGGCATATTTATCAAAGATTAATGTTTCACATTAGGAGACGGAAATGGCGGAATTGACATTCAAAAGTGCGGGAGTAAGCATAAAAGAACTTGACTTAAGTGGTCCAGCGGCAACCGGTCCGGTAGGAACGCCAGCGGGCGTTATTGGCACCGCTTTGCGTGGTCCTGCTTTTGTGCCTGTAACTGTTTCAAATCTTCAAAATTTTGACGCAGCTTTTGGAGGATCGGATGGTGAAAAATACGGTCCCCTTGCTGGTATACAATGGCTACAGTTTCAAAATGCCTTGACATATTTGAGGGTTTTGGGCGTTGGAACTGGAGAAAAAAGAACAACAACTGGCAATAACGCTGGAAATGTGACTTCGGCTGGTTTCGTCGTCGGCGAGCAACAGCCATTGGATAGTGGAAACTTTGGTGGAAATGCTTATGCTGTTTCTAATGGCGATCTTGGAAGAACATATATCCTTGGTTGCTACATGTCAGAATCTGCCGGTTCGACCATGTTGTCTGATGCCAGAATTCAATCTGGACCTTCTTCACATCCGATAATAAGAGGTATTCTTTTTGCTCCTTCTGGAGTTATTTTGAGACTTTCTTCTTCTTATGGTGGCATATCCGCGGCGCCAGGAGCAACAGACGCAGCTCAAACAGGAGCAGCAACACTCAAAGGAAATTTGACAGGAACAGTCGTTCTTTTGGATGGGACAACATCAAAGCAAGAATTTGTAATGCTTTTGAATGGACATAAGGGTACAGATTCGTCATATCCAAATGTTATCACTGCTTCATTTGATATTACTGCTCCAAATTATTTTGCCAACGTCTTTAATAGCGACGTTTCAAAATTCCAACAGGCAGGGCATTTCTTATATCAACATTACGACATTCATCCATCATTGGCTACAGTAACTGGTACAGGATTGTTTACACAATCATTGCCGCGTCAAGATATTGCTTTCTTGACAACATCTTCTCTTGGTAGAAACGTTGGTTCGGCGACCGTTCCAAACTTGGAAAACTTTGAAGATAGATTCTCAGCGCCAAAGACACCTTATATTATTTCTCAAAAATTTGGTGGTTCGCCAAGAAATCTTTTCAGAATCCACAGCTTGTCTGATGGAGAAGGCGATGCGCAAAGATACAAATACTCAATCGAAAATATTACTCCGTCTCAATCCGAGCAGGATCAATATGGAAGATTTGATTTGTTGATTAGAGACATTAACGATACGGATGACAATAAAATTGTTTTGGAATCTTATCGTGGATTGTCGATGGATCCTGAAGATGACCGCTTTATTGGAAAGGCAATAGGCGACGAATATCGTTTTTATGATTTCGATCAAAGCGAAGGCGTACAGAAGCTTGTTGTTGATGGAAGATATCCAAATGTTTCCAGAAGAATAAGAGTAGAATTGCCAGAAGACGTATTGAATGGAGATGTTGATCCAAAGGCGTTGCCGGCTGGTTTCAGAGGCAAATTCCACATGGTCACATCTGGTTCAGCGCCTCTTACATCAATAACTGGTCTTTTCCAAGGCGGAGCAACAGACGTATTGAAGAGAGCTGTCGAACCACCTGTTCCGTTTAGAAAGAATATCACAATCGGAGTTGATCCAAAGAAAGTTGTGAATTCTAATCTTTACTGGGGTGTTCAATTCGAACAACAAATATCTGTAACAGAACCAAATAAATCTCTCACCCAAGACGAAACAGTTGTGAATTTCACAAAGTATCTTCCTGGATTTATGACAGCAAATCAAAATGTTGCCGTCGGAGATAATGAAGGAACACCAGACACAGCGGCAAATGGCACATTGGATGCTGACAGATTCAATAACAATGTTTTCAGTCTTGAAAACATTCAAGTTGTAACTGCTTCCACAGGAAAAGCCGACTTGAAGACAGTTGATCAATGGACATATGTTCGCCAAGGAAATATTGCGGCAAATGAAACCAACAAGACAAGAGCATTGAGCTTCACAACAGACATGACGCTTCCAGGCGTTCGTTCGCTTGCGAAATTTACATTCTTTGCTCAAGGCGGTTTCGATGGCGTCAATATATTCAATACAGCTGAAAGCAGATTGGATAATAGAGCTATCGTCGAAGAAATGAATTTCAGCGCTCGCGGCCAAAACAATGGTCCAACAGTTTCTGCTTATTCCAAGGCTTTGGATATTATGGCAGAGCTTTCAGAAGTCGATATCAATATTTTGGCAGTCCCTGGTATCAGACACAGCATTATTACAGATAAGGCTGTTCTAATGACAGAAGCAAGATTTGATGCCATTTATTTGATGGACATTGAAGAAAGAGACACATTGAATACCGTTGTGACATCTTCGATTCAAGATATCAACGTTTCTAATACTGTCAATGCTTTCGCTGCTAGAGCACTTGATTCAAGTTTTGCTGCTGCTTACTTCCCAGACATTATCATTAGAGACACATCTAATGATGTGAATGTAAGAGTTCCTCCATCTGTTGGTGTTCTTGGAGCTTTTGCTCTCAACGATTCTGTTGGTTTCCCATGGTTTGCGCCAGCGGGCTTCACACGTGGTGTTATGGGCAATGTGACACAAACAGCTGTAAGACTTTCAAGAGAAAATATGGACGATCTTTACGATGTTGATATCAATCCGATAACAACATTCCCAGGCGGCCCAGGAGTCGTTGTTTGGGGTCAAAAGACACTTCTTGCTCGTCAGAGTGCCTTCGACCGCGTCAATGTCCGCAGATTGTTGCTTGAGCTTCGTAGAAGAATCAGAACAGTTGCCAATACATTTGTATTTGAACAAAATGTTGAAGATACCATTTCTCGCTTCCAGACACGCGTTGCTCCAATTTTGAGCCGCGTTCAAGAGCAAGCCGGTGTCGAAAAATACAAAGTCAGAATTGACA